TCACCTATTATATACGGAGCAGTATCATTAAATTGCATGTTCCAATAAAATAATGATTGTCCTAGGGGCTTTAATAAGTAGTCGTCAATATTTTTAATTACTGTTTTAATACTTAATGCTGCAGCACCCATAAGCATTGACATGCCTGATGCTGTTCTAGTTGTAGATTGTACACCTGTTGCACCATGTGAGTACGAAGGTATGCCAGTTGCTTCATCAGCTAACTGTCTAAATTTATCAAACATTTGTAAATTTTCAAATGCAGTATTAGGAAACTTTAATCCATGTACTGCTTGACCTGTTTGACCACTTTGTCTTCTAAATATTTTACCAGGAAATACTTTCATATCTTGTCCTGGTACTAGCATTGTTTCATCAACATCAAATACTAAGTTACCTGCAAGTGCTAAGTTATCAATAGCCATTCTTGCATGACCATTCATAACTTGCTGTGAGTCTTCCATATTTTCTGGAATACCAATACCAAAAAATTGATATGGATTTAATTCATATGGACATACTAAATAAGGTAACCTTGTAGGTGTAAATGGATTTTGTACCATTCTTAAAACCTTATTACCACATATCCATGCATTAATATGTATTACATCTGAGTTACCTTCATACATTAAACCACATTCATCTGCAGTTTCTCTATCTATGATACCCCAATATTCTAATACTTCAAATCTGTTTTTATAAATTGTTTGTATATTTTCTCTATCATATAAAGAAGATTCAAATCCTCTTGTTTGATAATTAGGACCCATCTCTAAACATTCTTTAATAGCTTTAGCATCAAACAT